GCTCAAGATATTGGTGCTGGGTACACTAAAGAAGAGGCTGAGCGCCTGTTTGATTACATCTTTAATTTGAAAGGTATTTTTGCTGGTCGTGCTCTGTGGCAGTTGGGCACTCCGCTTGTTCAAAAGATGAGTGGTGTGTCTTTGGTTAATTGCTGGATGACTACTATCTCTAAAGTTGAAGATTTTCAGTTTTTGATGGACCATCTTATGGTCGGTGGCGGAGTTGGTTTCTCTGTTGAGCGTGCGGTTGTGCATGATTTGCCTAAAGTTAAGTCTGTTGAGAATATTGTTCATGAGAGAACTAATGATGCTGACTTTATTGTGCCCGACTCTAGGCAGGGGTGGTCGGCACTTCTTGGTAAGGTGCTTGATAGTTACTTCCATAGTGGTTCTTCTTTTTCCTATAGTACTGTTTTGATTCGTGGTTTTGGCGCTCCCCTTAAGACCTTTGGTGGTACTGCTTCTGGTCCTGAGGTCTTGATTGAGGGCATTGCTGATATTTGTAAGATTCTTGATGGTCGTTCTGGTAAGAAGTTACGATCAGTTGATGCGTTGGATATTTGCAACATCATTGGTAAAATTGTTGTAGCAGGTTCTGCTCGTCGCTCTGCGCAAATTGCGATTGGTGATCCTGACGATTTCTTGTATTTGCGTGCAAAGAATTGGGCTAAGGGTGATATTCCTGCATGGCGTGGTAACTCTAACAATTCAATCTTTGCTGACTCGTATGACGAAATCATTGATGAATTCTGGAAGGGGTATGATGGCTCAGGTGAACCTTACGGACTTATTAATCGTGAGCTTATTCGTAAGACTGGTCGTACTGGTGAAAAGATTAATGACAGCAAGGTGATTGGTACTAATCCTTGCGGTGAGATTGGTCTTGAAGATGGAGAGCCTTGTAATCTCGCAGAAATCTTCTTGCCTAACATTGAGAGTAAAGAAGAGTTGATGGATCTTAGTCGTCTTCTTTATAAGACGCAGAAAGCTATTACAACTCTTTCATATCCTTATGCTAAGTCACAGGCTGTGATTTCTCGCAATCGTCGTTTGGGTCAAGGTATTACCGGCTGGCTTCAGTCAACAGATGAGCAGTTGTCTTGGGTTGATGAGTGTTATACTCAATTGCGTGAATTTGATGCTGAGTGGTCTGAGTCCCTTGGTATTAATAAGTCAATTAAATTAACAACCGTTAAGCCTTCAGGGACTCTGAGTCTGCTAGCAGGGGTAACTCCCGGCATTCATCCTGCTTACTCACGATACTACATTCGCAGGGTTCGTATGGGTAGCGGTGACCCTCTTGTGAATTACTGTCGTGATAAAGGTTATGACGTTCAGTACGATGTTGGTCTTGATGGTAAAGAAAACCACACTGTGTGTGTTGTATCTTTCCCCTGTGAAACACCAGAGCATGCAACTCTTGCAAAAGATTTAACTGCGGTTGAACAGTTAGAGTGGGTTGCAAAGGCTCAGTCTGAATGGGCTGATAATAACGTGTCTGTTACGGTCTACTACCGTAAAGAAGAGTTGCCTGAAATTCAAGAGTGGATGAAGAAGAATTACAAGAATCGTCTTAAGTCTGTATCGTTCCTTTTGCATAGTGATCATGGGTTTGCTCTTGCTCCTTACGAAGAGATCGATAAATCAGAGTATGATCGTCTAAAGGGTAAGATTAAGAATATTGACTTTGTTGATGTTTTAAACGAGTATGCTCTTGAGGATCTTGAGTGTGAGGGCGGTGCTTGCCCAATTAGGTGACTTGGACTTAAAGTAACTGGCGAAAAGCGTGCCCAAGTGGTACGCTTTTTGTCGTTTCTTGATGCTTTTGAACACTGACTGGTGTAGAATGTCTAAGATGATTGATGATTTTGTGAAGAACAAGCAACTCTACGTCCCTGAAAGGGCGTATGGGGTATGCATTTGGATTATGCCGGATGGTCGCCCTCTGTCAGATGGCGATGGTGTTCTTTGTGCTGAAGGTTTAATGAATGATAAAAATGTGGAGAAGCAAGTTGCTGCTGCTGCAAAATACTGGACGGGTAGTGAAGAAGGCTATGTGTCTTGGGTGGGTGGAGCTAGAAAAGTGACTGCTTCTGAAAAAGACGATCAAGCAGAACGTCTTGCAGCAGGTTTAAATCCTGATCCGTATGAGGATATTATTGAAGCTGCGGTTAGAAAAGAGCTTAATAGGAGAGGTCGATGAGAGGGGAAATGACTCACATGGAAGATTCAGATGCTGAAGAGTATCTGGATGATATTAATTATTTTCAAGTTGTAAAGAAGACAGATAGTGACGACCCGTTTAAAAAGGTTCGCTACACTTCTCTGTCCCCCAGAATGAAGCGCAAGGCTACTCGTCTTGCGAAGAAATATGAGGGTGTCGAAGGTGTTGGTACTAAGTACATTGATCCTGAAGAGCTAGACGGATATTCTTTATACGATGTTGTAACCCCTCCTTATGATTTGGAAACTCTTGCTGACTTGTATGACTCAAGCGCAATTCATAATGCAGCTATCAATGCAAGAGTAATGAATACTGTTGGTCTGGGATACTCGTTCCCAGAGACTTTGAAATCTAAGAGAAGGCTTGAGAAGGCTAACGGTAATCCTGAAAGGCTTAGTCGGGTTAGGAAAGCCATTCAGGATGTCCGTCAAGATCTTGAGCAAAAGTTTGAAAACTTTAATGAAGAAGAGACTTTTATGGAGACCATTACAAGGGTCTGGCTAGATGTTTTAACTACTGGTAATGGCTATCTTGAAATTGGTAGAAATAATTCTGGTGAAATCGGTTATATTGGTCATATACCTTCGACGCTGATGCGGGTTCGTCGTCATCGTGATGGGTTTGTTCAAATAGCTAAGAGCAACAAGATTCAAGCTGTGTTCTTTAGAAATTTTCAGGACACAGAAACTGACGATCCGATTAATTCGGACCCTAACCCTAACGAAGTAATTCACTTTAAAACTTATTCACCAAACAACACTTATTATGGTATTCCATCAAGTGTGTCGGCTGCTGCTGCAATTATTGGTGATAAGTTTGCTAAAGAGTACAATATTGATTACTTTGAAAATAAGGCTATTCCTCGCTATGCGATTATTGTTAAGGGTGCAAAACTTAGCAATCGTTCAAAGCAGGAGCTTGTCAATTATTTCCGTCAGGAAGTTAAGGGTCGCAATCATGGAACTTTGATTGTTCCGCTGCCAGCATCGCTTGGTGGTGATACTGATATCAAGTTTGAAAAGCTTGAGGCCGGTATTCAGGATGCTTCTTTTGACAAGTACCGCAAGGCTAATCGGGATGAGATTCTTGTTGCTAATCGGGTTCCCGCCCCGAAGGTAGGTGTTTATGATAATGCTAACCTTGCGGTTTCTAGAGATGCTGACAAGACGTTCAAGACTCAGGTTATTGGGCCGGATCAATCTGTGGTTGAGAAGAAGCTTAACAGACTTATCGCTGAGTTCACAGATTTGGTTCATATCAAGTTTGAGCGCATTGACTTGGTTGATGAGGATATTCAGTCTAGGATTCATGACAGGTATCTTCGTACCGAAGTTATTACGCCGAATGAAGTCCGTAATGATTTGGGTATGCCGGAGCGTGGTGACGCTGATGAGCCGTTGCCGTATCCGACAAAATTAAAGATGCAACAGGGATCTGGGCGTGGTCCGGGTGCTCCTGAGGGTAATACGAATAATGAGTCTGCTGTGCCACGTAATGCTAGAGCAGACTCGCCGGGTGGTTCTAGTGACCCTAGAGAATCCGGCGATCAAGCCGAAAGAGGCGAAAATCAAGATAATGGAGGAAATAATGATTGACGGACATATTGTATATTCGAATACGAGTTTAACTACTTCTGATGGTGAGCAGACTATTGCTCATCATACCTATGCTATTTACATTGTTAATGTTGATACTAATAATTGGATTGAAGTTAAGTTGAATGGTAAGCATTCGGTTATGATTCCTGATGCTTCTGGTCATGTGCATGACTATATTCATATTCCGGGCGACTATAACACTATTGAAGTTATTACCGCTGCATCAGAAGTTGCTGTTTATGCTATAGGCTAATCGCTGATATAATTTAATTGAGGTATGTGAATGGCTGCTGAAAGAAATATTTCTATTTATCAAGGGGATACTTACACTCACGATGTCACTTTGACTGATTCAAGTAATACCGCTATTAATATTAGTGGCAGAACTTACTCTGGTCAGATTAGACCATTTGCTTCATCATCTGAAGTGACTGCTTCTTTTAATACAGAGATAATTTCTGGTACTGAAGGGCAAATGAGATTCAGCTTAACGCCTTCGCAGTCTGCAAACATTGCAGCCGGTTCATATGTGTACGATCTTCAGGAGACTAATGGCTCTACTGTCTTGACTATTATGTCCGGTTCAGTAACCGTTACTGCTGAGGTCACCAGATGACAGCGCAAGTAACTACTGTAAGAATTCAACCATCAGAGTCAACTACTCTCAGGGTGGTTTCTTCTGATTCAACGGGTCTGTCTATTACTGGTAGTGACAGCAGCACTCTTGCTGTATCTCAAGGCGAGTCAACTGATGTTTCTGTAGGTTCGACACAGGTTTCTACTATTCAATATTCTGATACTCAGTCAACTGCTGTAAGTTTCACCCCTGCTCAGGCAACTTCTGTTTCTTTCACTTCTGCTGAGGCAACTGTTCTGCAAGCTGCTCCTGCCACGATAACTTTTGATTCAGCAACTCAGTTGTCAGATGATACTCCTCTTGAGATGTCAAACACTGGTTCTGCCGGAACTAGTTTGCTAGCAGCAAGGGCTGATCACAGACATCCAACGACTGGGATGTTTATAAATGGAGGTAATTACTAATGTCGAATACAATTCGAATTAAAAGGAGGGCAACTGGTGATTCAGGCGCTCCATCTACGCTTAAAAATGCTGAATTAGCATTTAACGAAGTAGATAATACTTTGTACTATGGTACTGGTACTGATGTCAATGGTGATGCTAACACTGTTATTTCTATTGGCGGTACTGGTGCTTTTGTGGATTTGTCATCTACACAAACCATTGCTGGTGGTAAAACTTTTAGTGGCAGTGTCGCTCTTGGTTCTTCTGCAACTGCTGCAACTAAGTCGCAAAGCGATAATTCAACATCGGTAGCAACAACTGCTTATGTCGATAGTGCTGTCGCAGGTGTTGGTGGTACTTTGACTGTCGCTGCCGATAGCGGAGTTAATGACGATGTTGTTGTGGGTACTGATACTTTAACTTTTGCTGGTGATACTGGTATCACTACTACTGTTTCTAATAATCAAATTACTATTGATCTTGATGATACCGCTGTTACTGCGGCTAGTTACGGTTCTGCCTCTACTGTTCCTACGTTTACTGTTGATGGTCAAGGTCGTTTGACTGCTGCTTCTGATACGAATATCGCTATTGCAACTTCTGCTGTGACAGGCTTGCAAGAATACATTGAAGATACTGCTTCTACAATGATTACTGGTGCAACTCACTCTGGCATTGCGGCGACTTATGATGATACTGCTGGCACGCTTGCTTTGAATGTTGATGATTTTACCCTAACGCTTGCAGGTGATTTAAGTGGTAGTGCAACTGTTACGAATCTTGGTAATGCTACTCTTACTGCCACTATTGCTGCTGACTCGGTTGCTTTGGGTACTGACACTACCGGCAACTATATGGCTGATGTTTCTGCCGGTACAGGCATCTCGGTTTCTCACACTGCTGGTGAAGGTTCAACTGCAACTATCACAAACTCTGGTGTCACTTCTATTACCGGAACGGCTAACAGAATCACTGCTGATGCTTCTACTGGTGATATCACTCTTACTTTGCCGGATGATGTTTCCATTGTTCAGGACTTGACTGTTGGACGTAACCTTACGGTCACTGGTGACTTGACTGTAAGTGGTGCAACTGTAACTATTGATGCTGCAACTCTTAATGTTGAAGATAAGAACGTCATTCTTGCTAATGTTGCTAGCCCATCTGATGCATCTGCTGATGGTGGTGGTATTACACTTCTTGGTACAACAAACCATACCTTTAACTGGGTAAACACGACTGATTCTTGGACTTCTTCAGAGCATATGGATCTTGCTTCTGGTAAAGAATATAAGATTGATGGCACTAAGGTTCTTGATGGTGGTGAGCTTGGTTCTGGGATTACTGGTTCCAGTTTGACTTCGGTCGGGACTATTGGCACGGGTGTCTGGCAGGGTACTGCTGTTGGTGTTGCTTACGGCGGTACTGGTGCCACTGATGCATTAAATGCTAGAAATAATTTGGGTCTTGCTATTGGTACAAATGTTCAAGCTTATGATGCAACTCTTGCCGCTATTGCTGGACTGACGACTGTTGCTGATAGAATGATTTACTTTACAGCAGCAGATACTGCTGCTGTTGCGACTTTGACTTCCTTTGGTCGCTCTTTGATTGATGATACTGATGCTTCTACGGCACGCACCACTCTTGGACTTGGTACAATGGCTACGCAAGCTTCAACAAACGTCAACATTGACGGTGGTACTATTGATGGTGTCACTTTTGACGGAGGGACATTCTAAGGAGGTCTAGGTGGCCAACACCATAAAGTTAAAAAATTCAGGTACATCTTCTAACACCCCTTCTTCTTTGGAGTATGGAGAGCTTGCTATCAACTATGCTGATGGCAAGCTTTTCTATAAAGATAGTAGCGGGAGTATTGTTGAGCTTACCGCAGCAGCAAGCCCTGCGGGTTCTGACGGGCAGATTCAATACAACAACGGAGGGTCGCTCGGCGGTGCGTCTGGTCTCTACTATGACGATGTGAACTCGCGGGTCGGTATCGGTACAACGACACCTAGCGAGTTACTGGATATCAACGCAGGCACTTCTGGGTCAGTTAAACTTTCAACAACGGGTGGGCGCACTATCCAGTTGACAGCGAACGATAGCGAACCGTATTTGTCTGTTGGCTCTACGTCGTCTCATAGTGCTTCGATTATGACGAACGGTGTTCGTCGTCTGACTGTTGATTCGTCTGGCAATGTCGGTATCGGTGATACCACACCGTCCTACACATTGGATGTCAACGGCACGGGTCGATTCACTGGAGACTTGTCGGTGAACGCCACACTCATCACGGACTACATCCGAAACGACAATGGCAATTTCATCGCTATTGAAGGCGGTGACGGTTGGAGTCTAGGTACTAACGCCTCTGGTGAGTATGTGTGGCTAGCAGCCGAGGGTGGTCTGATGATTGTTTCATCGGATAGCAACAGCACATCATGGGCAGACCGTGAGCAGATTCGTATTACCGCCGAGGGTGGTATCGACACCATGTTGAGAGTGCATGGCTATCTCCGTACAAATATCAGCGGTAGTTACGGCAGTATTCAGACCGCAAATGTCAACTCTTGGGATGGGTTTTCCATCAACGGTCGTGTTGTGTTCATGCACAACGACAGCAACAACTGGGGCATTTATAACGATGTCAACGATGAGTGGATGATCTACGGTGCGCTCAACGGTAGTGTTGAACTGAAGTACAACAATACGACTCGCATTTGGACGGACAATGAGGGTGGTAGGACTGATGGCAGGCACTACAGCACTGGAAGTAACTACGCATACTCATACTACGGCCACTCAAACATTGCTGGAACAGGCAACGCTATCCACACGCCTAACGGTATTTATTCGACTGGCACCAACTGGCTGTACGGAACAATTTTGACTAACGGTAGTGCTATCGGGACTACAGGTCAGCAAATTGGTGATATTCACGCCGCTGGCTGGCTTAGAACATACGGTCAGCGAGGTTGGTACTCACAGTCTTATGGTGGCGGTTGGTACATGATCGACACTACTTGGATCAGGACGTACAACAACAAGCGTATTTATTCTGGATCGGGTCAGATTCGTAGTGATGCTGGTAACGGCTTCAATGGCCCTAACCTGACAACTACTTACTCGTACAACACTCTCCGCTGGAACTCCAGCAACGGTGACTTTATGCCCTATGCGTCGTTGACTGAGATGAAGACCGATATCACCGATATCGGCGGGCTTCTCAGTTATCTCAACGAGCGCAGTTTGATCTATGACCTTAGGCCGAAGATCTTTACCGAGGCTAATGACCGTGTTGATGCAGAGGGCAACCCCGTTTACACAACTAGAGGCGAATACGCACACGGTATGCTTGCCGAAGAAGTTCTTGAAGTCGCACCAGAACTTGCCTATTACGACCACAATGGGGAACTATTGTCGTATGGAAACGACGCTCTGATTCCTGACATTATTGCAGAGTTACAACGCCTTATGCCTATGATTGAAGAGTTGTACGGTGCGGCACACCCTGACTGGGTGCCGCCTTCGCCTCGTCCACCTGAGCGAGCGCAAGCGGAACGTGACAGGTATGAAGCCGCCCGTCAGCAACAAGCCATTACTGGGATAGAAGATCCGTCTGATCCACA